AAGTATTTTTACCAGGAACGAACGTAGCAGTAGTTCCAACGCAAGGTTTGACTGGACAAAACTACGTATGTGCAGGACCAGCGCAATACATCATGATTGGTATGAATGCCGAGATGATGACCACGCGCGCTATGTACGACCCATTTGAAGATATCGTGAAAATTAACATGCATGCTACCTATGGCGTAGGGGTGTTCGATGTGGGCGCTTTTATGGCAACAGCATAATAAACGAGTAAACTTAATATATATATAAATTATGTCATGTTATATTGAAGAAGGCTATACTCTTGATTGTCGTAATGCATCAACTGGTGGTATTAAAGAAATGTATATCCTTGGAGGTAGTGGAAACACTATTTCTGGATGGACTAGTTCAGTTGATAATGAAATTACTTCAATTTCAGGAGCAGGAACCTTCTATAAGTTCGAGCTTGTTAAACAAAGCTCATCATTAACTGAGGCAATCTCAGTTAACACTACATCACAATCAGTGGTGTTTAATCCAACGTTGTTAATAAATCTTCCAAAGATGAACACAACTTTGAGAAACCTTTTCCAAAATTTGGTGGCTCAAAATAACTTGTTTGCAATCGTGCTCGATAACAACGACCGTTACTGGTCCTTTGCTTTCCAAAACGGAGGTTTAGTAAGTTCTGGAACAATCCAAACAGGCTTAGCATACAACGACTTGAACGGAATTTCTGCTCTAACAATCGTTGGTGGCGAACCAAATGCAACACAAGAAATTCTTGCTCCTAATGGCTTAAGTGCAATTATGAGTGGAATTACGGTGCAAGCATAATAAATTACCAAGATAAAAACTCAAAATGAGGGGCCTAAAAAACCCCTCTTTTTATAGCCAGAAAAAATATGAAGTGGAATAATAGAAACCTTGTCCCTCCAGGAAAATATAATACAGCACCAAAAAAACCTGAATTCGACTATAATAAGGCCTTGAAACCTTATGGTGAAGGAAATAGAGGAAAAGTATGGATACCAGTGCAACAAATAATTATGAATGTTCCAGAAACATCATCAGTTCCTGTATCACCTACTCCTACTCCATCTATTACGCCAACTTCAACGTTGACCCCAACACCAACACAAACACAAACTGGAACTCCTACACCTACGCCGACCATAACACCTTCACCAACACCAGTTCCATTATTTGTAGCAGGTGCTCAAGGAACAAATAAATTAGCTTATTCAACTGACGGAATTACTTGGTCAGCATCAACAAATGGTAATTCAATTATATCGGCTCAAGTTAATGCGTGTATTTGGGACGGAAATAAATTTTTGGCGGGTGGAACTGGAACAAATACTATTGGTTATTCAACTAACGGATTAACTTGGTCAGCATCAACAAATGGTAATTCAATTATATCAAACGTTGCTGACGCTTTTGTTTGGAACGGAAGTAGATTTGTTGTTGGTGGTCAAGGAACAAATACTATTGGTTATTCAACAGATGGATTAGTTTGGAGCGCTTCATCAAATGGTAATTCAATCTTTAATACTAGAGTTTATGCTCTTGCTTGGAATGGAACAAGATTTGTTGCTGGTAGTCAAGGAACAAATAAATTAGGTTATTCAACTGACGGAATTACTTGGTCAGCATCAACAAATGGAAATTCAATCTTTGGAAGTTTTTGTCTTGCTCTTGCTTGGAACGGAACAAGGTTTGTTGCTGGTGGTTCTGGAACAAATAGATTAGGTTATTCCACAGATGGTATTACTTGGTCAGCATCAACAAATGGAAATTCTGTAATTTCAACACAAGTTAATGGTGTTGCTTGGGATGGAACAAGATTTGTAGCAGGTGGTCAAGGAACCAATGTTTTGGCTTATTCTACTGATGGTATTACTTGGTCAGCATCAACAAATGGTAATTCAATCTTTACAGGCATTAATTTTGGAGATGGTATAGTTTATGATGTTGCTTGGAATGGAAATAAATTTGTTGCTGTTGGTGTAAGTTCAGGCGGTAGTTTTGGACCATTTACACCGACAATAGGTTATTCTACTGATGGTATTACTTGGTCAGCGGCGACAAATACAACATCAGTATTTTCAATAACGGTAAATTCTATCGCATCAAAACCTTCACCTAATCTTTATCCACCAAGATAATGTATGTATAAAATTCAAGACATTGCATTTGACAAATATTATCTAAAATCTGTGGAACTTGAACTTGAAAGTTGTGATGTTTTACTTAAGGTAATATTTCACAAAGATGATAAAAAAATTGAAAGAGAAAAAACATATAGAATTTCAAGTGATTGCAATGTTGAAATAAATGATATTATCAAAGAGTTAGAAACAATAATTAAAAATGGCGAAGGTATTTTATAGAAAACAATTTAGTGATTATCTTGGAGAGAATAGAGCCATTAACGATATTGTTGTGGCTTATGAACCTGCACCATCACCTACTCCATTGCCAATCACTCCAACACCAACGCCGACTAAAACCTCTACGCCTACTCCTACTCCATCTATAACCCCTACGTTAACTACTTCACCAACGACCACACCGACTAATACTCCAAGTATTACGCCAACCATCACCCCGACAAAAACAACAACTCCTACACCGACCTTAACACCGACACCTACATCAAGTCCTATTCCTTGGACACCAGCATCATTATCAAACTTGAATGACTGGTGGAGCACATCTTTTGGGGTTGTATTATCTGGATTTAATGTTAATGCTTGGACTGGATATAATGGTAAAAACTTTACACCATATAACGCATCAAATAAAGCGACTTATTCCGCAAGTGATATAAATTGGAATAACCAACCATCAATTACAATTAACCCTTCAAATGCTGGTGGTGAATGGGGATATAAAGCACCAACAAATATTAGTGTTCCAAATACAATGTCTGCCTTTGTTGTTGCAAGAAACAATACTTTAAGTGATGAAAAACCATTACTAATGATTTGGGATAATAGTGGTTCCAATTCAAGAATGGCGAGTTTATGGAGAACTGCTGGTGGAGATACATTATGGGGTTATACAGATAATTTACCAAATGTTAGTTATTCAACATTAAGCGTTAGTGATGCCGCACCAAGTTATATCTTTAATGAATTAAACTATAATCCATCAGCAGGAACTATGGATTGGTTCGCATCAAATACGAGTATATTAGGACCAACGAAAAAATCATTAACTGGTAGAACTGCATTAGCGTTAAACGAAATTCAACTTGGAACTTATTTTGGTATTTTAGGTTCATTAAACTTTTCTGTTGTTGAAGTGATTTTAGTAAATGGAAATGTTCCACCAGGCGAATTAGCGAATTTGGAAAATTATATTAACACAACATACGGAATATGATATACATAAATCAAGGTCAATTAAATCAAGCGGCAGCAGTTTGTTCAAGAAATAAAACTCTTGCAAATCCTACATATTTATGGGCGATGTCTCATAAATTATCAAATACTCGCTATAGATTTATTCCATTTCGTGTTCCACCTTCAATTGTAGGGTACGAACCTGGCTATGACCTTTTTTGTATAACCATAGATAATTCAATTCCTGAGAGTTTAACTGGCAACACATTATGTGGAGATTGTAATGTTCATTTAATACCTGGAGAATATTACTTAAAAGTTTACGAACAAGTTAGTTCAACAAACTTAAACCCAGCACTATCGTATGATGTAGTTTATGAAACCATCGTAAATGTTGTTGGAACAAATCAAAATATCCCTGTGTCTTATTCAGGCACAAGTGATATATTTATAATATATAACGCTGACAATGATTAAATTAGATAAATTAGATTTTGGGTCTTATGAAAATATTGGACGATTTGTAGAAAAAATACAAAGAGGTCAATTATTCGTATCATGGGGAATAGACAACCTTGAAGTTGAAAGATTTTACGATTATGTAGATTTTTCACCAATACACAAAGCTTGTATTTCAAGTAAAGTAGATAATTTGGCTGGAAAAGGTTTCACTACTGATTATAAAATAAATAATAAGGAAAGTCTTAATGATGTTGTAAAACAGATGTTCTTTGAGTTCCTCGTTACGGGTAATTTATTTCTTGAAGTTGTGTGGAGAAAAGACCGTCAAG